TCACACAATAATTGTGCTTCAGTTTCATGCAATCCCTCACACATTTGAATAAACATGTTTTCTTTTTGTGGTTGAGTTGTATCATTATCTGCACCTTTTACAAAATGCCACAATTTTCTTGCTTCACTTTGAAGAACAGTATGTTCTGTTCCTATAGGAGCATCATTTTTTTTGTATGGTACTTCACCTTGTGGTATTACCCATTCTATTTTTGGGTCAAAAGATGCTTTTAATATCATTCTTAATGAACTGTTATCATTTATTATTAGTATTGCTACTTTCTCTGCTTTTGTTTTTGCCTTGTGTACTTTATCAAGTACTTCTGAAAACAATAGTGTTACATTGCCATTTGCCATTTTAAAATTCTCCAATTTGTTCAGTTAAAGTTTTTAATCTTTTATCTATAAAATAATCTAATAGTTTACTTCTGTCGCCACAAGTGGCGCCTTTGAAATCATCTAGAATACATTGTTCTAATTCCTCTGGAATCTCATCCAAATTAATTAGAGCATTGTTTCTTTGATAATTTCTTTTCAACTCATCATTTAAATCATCAATATCTTGAGCTAATATACTATTCAACTTTTTAGATGTTAAAGGTCTTTGCCTCAAACCATCTGTAAAAGTATGGTCTGGCGATAATACATTTGGTACACCATCTGATTTATCACCTTTTAGTATATGTTCTTTTATATAGACAACTGGATTAACCCCATTTACATGTTTTTTAGTAATTGGACTATATTGTCTTACATTCTCATATTTATGCAACTGTATGAAGTCTTTATCACCAGATACAATCATGATTTTCTCACTTTGATAATGTTTGCATATTATTGCAATCACATCATCTGCTTCTGCCCCATGAGTTTCAACAACTTTGTAGGGCAAAAATTCTCTTATTTCTTCTTTAATTTTATTTAATACCTCAAAGATACTATCCCAATCTTTGTTATCTTTTTCTCTACCTTTTTTACGATTCGCTTTATACTGTGGAAATACTTGTTTACGCCAATATGCCCTTGAATCATAAGTTAATACTAATTCACCAAAGTCTTCGGTAAACATGGTACGATATGCTCTTACAGAATTTAATATCATATGTCTAACCATTTCATCATCCAATTCGCCATCGTTCATGTGCAAATGCATCATTAAAGATGCTAAAGAGATTTGATTCATGTCTACTAATATCATATTAAATTCCTAGTTTAGAAAGGGTGGCCCGAAGACCACCCCACTAATTCTTAAATAATTAAGAAGCGAATGAAACTCCTGTTCCATAAAGTGCTTTGATTCCAGCAGCGACAATTGTTTTGTCTGCTCTGCCGTTCATAAGTAATTCACCTACACCAGCATTAATAATTGCTTGTGTTGGTTCACCCATACGATATGATGTTCCACTAGCAGTTTTGTTAGTGTAAATCATAAGACCTGTTCTTCTTAATTTATCCACCATTGCTTGTGGCGAAGTAAGGTCAAATGTTGTTCTTAATTGTTTCCATGTAATTACATCACCTCTTTCGAAGGCATTAATTACTCTTTGTGTTTTTGAAAGTTTCTTTCTTCCCATATTATAATCTCCTGTGATTATTGTAGTTTATAACTAATTTTATGCCTCGTATAGTCATATCGGCAATTACATTGTCGTAATTCTTAAAATTCGTTTCCATTATCATCATCATCATCTTTTTTCTTTGATAACTTTTTATTTCTTTTTTCATTCATAGATTTGTCTACTTTAAATTCATCACTTGGTTTCCAGTCAGATATTTTATTTGTATCATCTTCTAATTCTAAGTCTGATTCAAATGCTATTTCTGTTGAATCATCTTCATTTCTAATATCATCTGCCATGTCTATCAAATCTTGCAATAATGGTGCATCAAATCTCGAATAATATAAATCTACACCATCATCATTCTTAGTTTCTTCTGGCGACATTATATTATCAACCAATCCCTGTATTATATGTGGTATTTTATCTTGTCTAGATAATATACCTTTAATTGCCTCTGATAAAAATCCAATATCTAAAATAAATCCCTCATCAGAAATGTTGTATCCATTTTCACTTACAGTGTGAATTAATTGTACCATAAGATTTTCAGTTATAATATCAATCTTGGCAAGTTTGTCTTGCATTCTTAGTTGAGTATTATTTTTATCTAATGCCTTGTCGTATTTTTCTTTAACCCATTCACCATTATTATCAACTGGATTATCACCCCATGGCCCTACAACTACATTATCTTTTTTATCTTTCTCATCTGTCATGATATAATCTTTTTCTCAACTGGTACTATTGCACCGATATAATTTAAATAGTTATCTCTAATATCTGTCTTAGGTTCATTTACTGTTATTATATTTTCTTCTTTAATATCAAATTCTTCATTCTCTGCGAATGGTATGAAAGGTGAAAAATATAATTTACTCTCTTGACTTGCACCTGGATTCTGCCCCATTGGTATCAATACAAAAGGTTTCTTTATTGTAGTAACTGATTTACCCCCATTGTCTGCATAATCTTGATTAGTTACTTCTGCAACAATGTCCTCACCTGTAGTAAGGCGTAATAATTTTACATCTATCATATTTTATCTTCCTGTTTTTTTTCTATAATTTTTATTGTAATTGTGTACACCTGGCGTTTCTCTAAGTTTTCTTAACCACCTTTGTTTACCAGCAGCTTTTGATAATCTTTTCTTTTCACTTTTCTTTGTGTAATGTTGTCTTTCTCTTGCTTCATTTAAAATATCTGCTTTAAGAATTTTCTTTTTGAAGATTCTTAATGCCTTAGTGATATCATCACCATGAACTTTTACACCTAACCCAGATGCTTTTTCTTCTGGTGGTTTCTTTTTAAAAGTTTTCTTTTGGTCGTAGCTACGAACTTGAAAATTTTGTCTTGGTTTGCCTGAACTTCCTTTCATTAAATCCTCTCTTTGTATACTTGTTCTGTCATTTGATAAACGACTGCCAAAGCATCATACTTATTATCAAATCCTAACATACCTAATATGTCAAGATTATTATCTAAAATTTCTAATGCATCATCTTCTGAAATATCACCACCTATTAATTTATCAGCGGTTACATTTAGAATATTTTCTGCATCATCCATATACATATCTTTTACTGCACCCATATTATACCTCTATTAATTTACCGATTAATTTCCAATCATCTTTATGCATATGATGTTCTGTTTCTTTTTCTAAGAACATCACTGCTTCTTTCTCAGTCTTGAATGTCTTATCAAATTTACTGTTAAGAATTCTTGGTTTTGCTAAAAATCTCATTACGCTACCTCTAACATTGACATTGGTACAGAATATAATCTACCCTTTATGTCAACTTGACATTTATTAATTTTAATTTTTGTGATTGTACCCATCTCTCTTTTAGTCTTTTGCACAATATAAACATCCATACCCACTTTAAGTGTGGATTTAGCAGTCATTACTTGTACATCACGAATGAAATCAGTCAAGTTGTTTAACTCGCTAAGATTCATACCCATTATTTCTTTTCTTATACTCTCTTTCATATTAGACCTCTCATGTCTTTTTTAGTTTATATGTACCATTATACAGGACTGAACAGGTATTGTCAAGGATTATTTTGGTTTTTTTAATGAGAATGATTCTCATTTCCATTTATATAAGAACTATCTTCATGAAATTTAGTATAGTTTCTTCCTTTCATCAAAGCATACATAAATGTCAATCCCTGTATTTCATTTAATTTATTTTCAACTTTTGTTTCTTCTAAAGCTGTCATCATAGATTCTGTTAATTTATTTGCAATTTTACTCATATTTTCTCTCTCTTTTTTTAGTTATGTATATACTATAACAGCCTCAACAACTATTGTCAAGAACTAATTTGGCCTTATTTTAGGGGGGTCAAATGAGAATGATTCTTATTTAAGAATGATTCTTATTTAGGTTTGTAGATTGTGATAAGTTCTTCTTTTCCTTTGACTTTGGTTTTATCA